CAATGCATCTATAACATCTGCTAGTGCCCTCATAAATTCTGCTGCTCTCATAAAGAACTCCAATCGCGGTATAGTATTTATGGCTTAGTGTAGATTGACCCAGGCGCCGCCCGCATATGCTTGTATCTTACTGAGTGTGGTGTTATATATCAGATCACCATTTGCTGTTCCACTGAGAGCGTCTCTTTGAGTTGTAGTAAAACTGGCTAAACGCAGTGGACTACCTGTAACAATTACTTGACTGGCCGCTGTTAGGTTAATATCAGTGGTACTATCTATGGTGTAATCGCCTGTAACTTTTTTTGTCTGACTCATTTTAGTAATCCTTAACTGTATTATTTATCATAGCCTCAAACTGTGCTGATGTCATTGTTTGAAAGTTTTTGTGTCTAGTCCACTGCTCAGGAGTGTATCCACACAAAGGATTGACATGTAGAAAACGTTGACTGCTATACTCTGTAAAAATTGCATCCATTTGACTGACCCAATTGCTGTGTGGAGTGGCTGCACTGTCATGGGTTTTGTAGTATTTTGTATCAGCATACAGATTGTTCAACTGTTTGGTATCACTGATAAGATCCATGCCTACTAAAAAAATGTAAGCATGTCCATTCATTGCTGCTATTGTAGCAGCAACAGGTCCACTGCTCCAACCTGCATTTTTCTGTATTTGTACTGCGTGTTCTGTGTGCAACGCATTGTTTCTTGTGTAAACAGTGTGTCCTTTTTGTTGTAGTTCCAAACTTATTTCTTTGTCAACTGCAACGCACACATCATACGCCATGTCTAGAGCCGCACGATTGCACACATACAAGTGTCCTTTGCTTTTTAAATACACAGGGTCTACTTGTTTGCGTGTTTTGCCGTTGCCTAATACAAATCCAAATTGTGTCATGTCAATAAAAGAGGTTACAGTTTATTATAACTGTAACCCTTAGTTTAGTCAAGTGTCTATTAGCCGTTTGGTATGCTAACACTTACATTTTCTACTGGACTTGATGCTACGATATTTGCTTTATCGCCTACTGCAAACTGCGAGCCTGTTCCTAGTGCGCCTACTACAAAATGACGTCCTGTGATCTTACTAGCAAAGTAAGTTCCGCCTGCACTGTCTGTACCAGTAATCTGGCACTGCCCTGCACTAATTGAACCGTGTACTACTGGCACAAGAGTTAGTGTTTCTGTACCAGTTGCAGTTGTACAACGAAAACGTTTTGTACCTTTTTGGATAACGTTTGTTGTAACCTGCGCACTACCACCAGTTACAAAGGCTCTCATAATAATTTGATTGCCGCTTAGTCCACTTGCACCGATTGGCAATACTGTGTTTACACTAGCAAGTTTTGATGTTCCGCCTACTGTTTCGGCGCTTTTAATTGGTCTTCCCATTTTGTTTCTCCTTATGCGGGTTCTAGCCCACTACGCGGTTGGTATACCGCATAAATCAGACTTTGCTGATACTGTATTTAACAAAAAACAGGCTCCGAAGAGCCTGTTTCTGTATTCCTATTCTATAAGTTAGACTTATGAGAATGAGATGTTTGACATTGCAACTTCACCAACGTAGTCGCCTGCGTTACCTAGTGAACTTGCTGTGTTTGAAAGCTCAACGTAGCCATAACGTGTCATGAATGATACGACTGGCTCGAAAGTTGATGGATCAAGCACTGTGCCACTTGACATTAGCGGAACGTATGGGCAATAGAATGCTGCCGCATCTGTTTCACTTGAGCCTTTGTAGCCAACAAGCACTGCTGTTGCGTCTGCAGCATATGAATCCACATAAATGCGCATTGCGCCGTTTAGTGTACCTACAAACTTAGTGTTTGTTGGTGCTTCAAATGTGCCTTCTGTTGTACGAGCAAATGCTGAAGTTGATGCTGACTGAAGAACTGTTAGTGCTTCAGGTGACACAACTGCATAGTTACCTGCACCACGACGTGTGCGCTGTGCAATCTTGTTTGCTGTACGGTTGATTAGAACTGCAAGAGCTGCATGCTCGTCACCAACGTATGTTGCTGTACCAGAAACTGCTGCTTGGTTGAATGTTTCTTCAGTCGCTGCTAGTGAACGTAGTGAACCTAGAACTTCCTGATCAATTTCAGCAGTGATTTCTTGTGCAAGTGCTGCCATGATTTCTGCTTCAACATCGATACCATGCATTGACTGTGCATCTTGAGCTGCCTCAAATGTCCAGCGTGCCTGTAGTTTACGAGTTTTTGCTTCAACAGGTTGCTTTAGGATCTGGATGCTTAGTTGTGAGCCGCCAGTACCTTCTTTACCTGCTGTTGTTTCACCTTTACCAGTTGTTGTTGAACCTGAATATGCGGTTGCAATCTTAAATGGTGATAGTGCTTCGTCACCTGCTGTTGTGTTTGTATCAAACGGTGAACTTGCTGTTGAAGTTACACTATCTGCATAGCGAACACGTAGAGTGTGGATTTGTCCAACTGGACCTTGCATTGGCTGCACACCAACGATTTCGTTAGCGATAACAGTTGGCATAACACGACGGATAACTGGTAGAATAACACGGTTTAGTGTTGCTACGTTACCTGCTGCTGATGCACCTGTTGATGCTGCCTCTTTCAAGTATTTGCGTGTGTTCTCTAGAACAACACTCATGCTATTGCGGCGATTACCTTCTAGACCTTCAAGAAGTGCGTCTTTAGTATCGTCCCAACGGCTTTCTAGTAGTACGTCTGACATAATTGTCTCCTCATTTGTACTTTATTTTAAGCCAGCAAGTTTGCGGATGTCAACGATGTTATCGTTTCCTTCTTCAACCTGGACTGTTTTTTGTTCTTTATTACCTGTCTTTACTGTGCGGCTTTCCTGGATAACTTCTTTTTTGCTTTCCTTGATCATTGATTTGCCGTCTAGCACTGCTGGTAGGTAACGGTCGAAAGCAGTCTGCAACTTCGCAGTCTGTACGCTTTCAAGTAGGTCAGTCATAATCGCTGCCTTATCTTTGTTGAGTGGCTTCAATAGTGTATTAAGTGTTTCTTTACGCTCAACACCCTCTTGAATCATAGCAATTTCTTGCTCTTTGCTCTCAACGATTTTAGTCTTCTCTTCAAGACTCTCATTGATTTGAGAAACTTCTTCAGCGGCCTTAACAACTGCTGCTTCTAGTTCCTTAATCTTTTGGTTTTCATTGAGGTGACTTGCAGAGAATTCTGTAGCAAAAGTTTCGAAGATTTTACGTCCGAATGTGTTCTCTTTTGCAATTTGAATATCTTCTTTAAGTTGAGTCATTTCACCTTTTAGATAGTCAGTTACTGCTTCGTTTACTGCTTTACTTGTGTGTTTAACAAACTTTTCTTTGAGTGTGTTAAATTTTTCACGAGCTTCTTTCACTAAACGAACCTTAGTTTCAACAACATCTTGACGATCTTTTTGGAACTCACCGATTTCTTCAGAAAGTTGTGATGTAACAAACTCTTCTAGTTTGCCAATCAGTTCTTGCTGTTGAGCACGTTCTGTGTGTAGTTCTTTAATTTCTTCAGATAGTGTCTTTACTAAGAAACTGTCAAATGTGCTTGATGCTTCCTGCATCTTAGCAACAAATTTAGCACGGTCTTCTGTGATTGCTTTGCGCTCTTCTGCAATTGCAGCAATCTCAGTAGTTAGACCTTCAGTAACCATACGATCTAAGGCTTCAACCATAGTAGATTTATCATGCTCATAGCGTTGTGCAAACTCCTCTCGAAGTTCTGCAGTTACTTGTGTACGAGTTTCGTTCATTTTTGCTTCCCATTGTTCAGCAATAGCAGAGCGAGTTTCCTCATTCACAAGGTCGCTATCTAGTAGTGGTTTGATAGCATCTAGCATTTTGATCTCCTAGATCTTTAGGTCCCTGATAAGACGAATCATTTCCTCTTTCAGGTATTTTTGTACTTTAGTGTCGTTACTTGCGTCACGAGCCATTTCTAGTACTTTATGCCCCCCACGCATATTAAGTAGTCCTTCGTAAATCGCTACTGGGTATGCATTTGGTGCACTGGGTTGTGCCACAACGTCAACTGTGACAATTTCAAAATCAGCAACTTGGCCACTGGATTCATTTACGTTTCCACTGCCTCTGCTACTAACTCCTAATTTTACTCCACCTTGAATCATTGTTTTAACAAGTTGACCCATTGGTGTTTCAAGAATCTTTAATTTACCATATCCGTTAGGTCCATCCATCCACATACTTTCAATCATATGCGATACTCGATCAAGGTTAATTTTGAGATCATCTGGATGGTCAACTTCGCCAAGAACGCTGTTGCCTTCTTTAATTTGCTCGTTGATGGTAGTTACAGCATTGGTAATCTCAGAGACAGGGTAAACACGCTTGTTTGCGTTTTCTACCCCGCCCTGGATACAAATGCCTTTCATGTAGAGATCCTTGCCGCCGTTAGAATTTTCCGTTGCTTCATAAACAACATTTGCATCCTTAAACGTTAGGTTTTCTCTCAAGTACAACATAGAAATTATGCTTTACTCATTGTTGCGCCACGTGTGTCTGACGCATCTGTTTGTACTGTTGATTTTGGTGTAGCACCGCCTTTTTCTTCGCCGGTTGGATCGACTGCTTTGCCGCCCATGTCATTTTTGCCAGCCACTGGACCTGTTGATCCATCACCTTCTTCGCTAGTTACTGGTGCAGGAGCCTTTTCGGTGTATTCACGAACCATTTCCTCAGTCTCTTCTTCTACTGATTCCATATCCATTTCGTCTTCTTCACCTTCGTCTTCTTCACCTTCTTCGTCGCCCATGTCCATATCCATGTCCATTGCGTCGTCGTCAGCAGCATCATCTGCACCCATTAGTGCTTCAAATTCTGCTTTCAATTCGTCTAGTGCATCTTCTAGGTCTACAACACGGTCTTCCATATCTTCGTCCGCATCGTCATCTTCCATTGATAGACCTTCTTCATCAGCTTCGATGTCGTCAATCATATCATCAGCAGCATCGCCACCTAGTTCTGCTTCGTCAAAATCTGACTCTTCAATTTCTTCTTCACTTTCTTCAACTGCATCTTCGTCTACTTCTGCAGTTTCTTCAACTTGATCCTCATCTGTGAGACCCTCATAGATGTCACGTGATTTATCAACCACGATCTCATGGAACAAATCTTTTGCGCCCTGCTCATCTTCTGCGATAAACAGTTCAATCAATTGCTCAAATTTGTTTGTCATTTGTATAACTCCTATATTCATAAGGCATTTGTAGTTTTATTTAGTAATAACAAGTTTTAAAGGATAAAATGCGTACTTTTTGAGCCAAAAAGTAGACTATAGGATTTTTTGTGAATTATGCTGCTGGTGCAGGGGCAAACTGGCGTCTAATCTCTTTGATAGACTCTTGATATTCTGCCGCTTTTAGATCACTAAGTTTACGCAATTTACTCAATTGCTCTAGTGTAAGACGTGTTTTGCGGGTATCTGTTTTCATAGCCGCACTGCTATCTTGATATTCTGGTTCGTCTTTATCTTCAGCATGTGCTACAATAGGAGACCCATTACCTACTTCTCGTGTAGGATTATCAGGATTTTTACTAAACATATCAACTTTTGCTGATACTTGTGTAAATGCCGGTGCTTCTAATTCAAATAATAACATGCAATTATTTATCCTATCCACGCCTACGTGTTCTAACTCTAGGATACATTAATCCACTTGTAGGACGACTATTGACGTCTTTGTTGTATGTGTTGAACACCATATTACCTGATGTTTGCCTGTGGTTCTTCCATAGTGTAATTCTATCAATGTTGCTACCGTCAAGTGTAACTCTTGTAGAAGTATCAGTGGTTAAAACATCTGTTGCTGGCGCACTGCTTTTGTATGGATGATCTGAAGGCAAACTTCCTTCTTGTGCCCACTTGTGAGCAAGGTATCCTTCCATACGTTCTACATCACTCACGTCTGTGCCGCCAAGTCCTGGCATCGCAGCAAAACTTACAAACTCTGCCATTTGACCGCCCATTCTCACGTTGGCTCTGTTTCTAAAGAATCGCAAATCTAAGTTGGTGCTTAAACTATTGTCGTAGTCGCTAACAGGAGTGAATGCGTTGGAACCATTTACCCTTACAGCAATCTGATTGCCTGTTTTGTTGAATATAGCACATATGATAACCCAAGTGTTTTGTGCTATGCCTGAATCAAAAGTCTCTGCGTTTCCTATGGTTGACGATATCCTGCTTGAACTCAATCCATCTAAATCCAACTCACCGTCAAATGCACTTGAGTTACTAGCACTTACACTATAGTCTCTTTTACTACTTGCCGATACAGTATTGTTTTCTACACTCCAAAACGAATCTCGAATGTTGTTGATGGAATTCCACTGGAACAGTCCAATGGCCCAGTGATTACCTAAACTGTCAACTTGAGCAAATTCGTCAGTTGTAAAATCTTCATCTGGAACAAATGTAAAAACATTCTTACTATCAAGTGTGTTAGATACATTAGGTGTGCCGTTTACTGTGACTGTGGCATTGCCTTTTTTGTCTGTGACTGCAGTCACATTTGATCCACTCAGTGTATAACTACTGGTATCTGAAGCATCAAACCAAGCGGCTGTAGATCCACTTACTTCTGTTGGTGACCAGGCTGTGCTAGTGTCCCCTGTGTCCGCCATCAATCCTGTGACAGCATTGTTTTGTAAATATGTTCTTGCTTGTGCTTGTGTAAGTGTAGGATATACTTCTGCTAAACAAGCCAGCAAACCTGCTACAAAAGGTGAGGCATAACTTGTGCCGTTTTGCGATCCCATTGTATCATGTTTTGGTGTATTGCTTTCCTGTCCGTAATAGGGATTACCGTAGGCAATTTCACTTTTCTCCATTGCACCCATTACACGCTCACCTGCGGCATATACATCTATGCCCGGTCCCCATTCACTGAAGTCTGCTTTACCTTGGTCTATGCGGTCACTTAATGCACCTACGTTTATTGCTCCGTTGAATGAGAAGTTGCTGCCACGCATATAATAATCTCTGAATGGATAGTAGCCACTAAAGAAATAGTTCCTGTTCGCATATGCAGCGCCAGCAACCATATAGTTGTCATAGTTGTCGCCACCTGACACATCAGTGTATCTGTTGTTGTTGCCAGCCGAAGTGACCACAATAACGCCTTCTGCTATGGCATCTACTAGATCACTATCAGGCGTTGGACTGTTTAATGAAAAGTTGGTGTTGCTGGTAAAATTAGTCCACGATTTACCAGCGTTCTTGTACACCCCACGAGCCAACAGTTCAGCATCAGTAAGGAAGGTACTGCCGTTGCCTTTGTCTAATGTTACGCCTTGGAAGTGTGCTACACTGGCACCTGAATAAGTATTGACCGTGCCCAAACTCACATTCACAATGGTAGGATTTTTTCTACCTGTTGCTGGGTTGATAGATTTATTTGCGTGGAATTCTCTAATGTAAGCAAACGCTCTGCTAGTGCTGTTGCCACCTGATTTGCTTCTCTCGTAGGTTAGGTCTAACTGATATACATTGGCATCATTAGCAAGTCCAAATCTTTCACCTGCCGCATAGGAGGCACTTGCTGTTGGATGGTTATTTTCT